TTCACCGTTAGCGGTGAGGTTTCCGTGGAAGCCAGGACCATACCAACTGGTGATCACCGACAGAGTAGTTAGAATAGGAATCATGAGAAATTAGCAAAGAACTTTTATATTGCTTACTTCTTCAATTGTCCCGTCAAAACACTCGCAGTAATGACGGGACTACCGCACTACTTTTTCTTAGCAGTTTTAGCTGCAGCTTTAAATTGTGCAGCAGTAGGAGCACCAGCAGAGCCAGGCTTCCTCATCTTTTCTCCACTACCTTGTTGAATGCGAAGCCGCTTGGCGTGGATGTTTGCATAAAGACCTTGCTTAGCCATTACTTTTTCTTTTTAGATTTACCAGCTTTGCTGAGAGCAATGGCTACTGCTTGCTTTTGAGGGTAGCCTTCGATCTTCAGTTTACTAATGTTAGATGAAACAGTCTTGTCAGACTTACCCTTCTTAAGAGGCATTACCAGATACCAGGGATAATTTGTCCAGTAACAGCGTAAGAGCCGAGAGCTGCAATAACCCCAAGCATAGCCAGGCGACCATTGAGAAGTTCTGCACGTTCATTGTGGGGAACACCGTAAGGATGATCAGTCATAATAAGAGGGGGTTCAATAGGCCAAATGTTTGTGTCGTTCATCAGAATTTTATGTCAGAGCGGGCAAGCTTTTGCATGATCTCATCACGGTAAGCCGGATCACGATCATAGCGAGAATCATTCATAGCACGAACAACTTCTGCTTGACTCTTAAATGTATCAGCAGGAGCCGCTGCTTTACCTTGAATCATCTTACCCTCATAACCTACGGCATCTGTGTAACGTGCTTTGAGACCAGCAAGTGCAAGGTTAATGGCATCAACATTACCTGAGTCCACAACATTGTCAAATGCATCGATCTCGGATTGAGTGAAGTTTTCAGCTGCCCAACCAACAAGTTGTTTGTAAGCAGTTTCACCCCCAACAGAGTTTTGAATCCGATTAACATCCGCTTGAGAAATTTCAATGGATTGAGATGAAGGTTCAGATTCAGTAAAGTTCTGCTCATAACGGAAATAAGCTTCAACCAATTCCTTTGATGACATGCTTTCAAAAGCAGCCAAAGTTTCAGGAGTCAGTTCGCCTTTTTCATTCCACTCTGCAGCAGCACGGCTGATGGCTTCAATTTGAGCATCATCACTTGTCCGTTCAGTTTTGTCTTCTGGTTCTTCCGCTTCACCGGCTTCTTCAGAAGGTTCATTTGATTTGGAACCCAATTTCTTTTCAAGTTCCATGTAAGCTTTTTCAAGCTCTTGTGCATTTTTATACTTCCCAGCAAGCCGTTCATTAGCTTGATTGATCATCTCTTCGCCAATAGCGAGAGACTCTGCTTCATCCGATTCAATAGAAGCAAGAATTTCAGGGTCGGAACTGGGATCGTAAGAAAGAGTTTCTGCCATAATTATTGCATTGGTGGAACAGCTCCTTCACCCAGAGCTGCATTGACGACTTCATTAGCCATCGGGTTTTTAGATGGATCAGCAATTGGAGCACTCAGCATTTGACCTGCTTGTTGTGTCAACATCATTTCTTCTTGTTGTTGAGCAGCAGCTTGTGCTTCCATTTGTTGTTGCTCCATAGACTTCACAAGGTTCAATACGTCGATACCTTGTGCTGCTGCCAAGCGTTTGATAGCTTCATCTGGATTCAGATATTGCATCATTGCTTCGGGACCAAGTGTCTGAGCAATTGTCATGATGAAGGCAGTGAGAGATTCACGGTCTTGACCACGACCCAAAGCATTAATACCTGCAACAATGGTTGGGCTAACGAGATCCTTAGGAATACGAGGAAGTTGACCGCTGCGCTGCAGTACCAACATCTTTCGATTCAGATAAGGAAGAAGGAACTCAACAGTCAAAAGAGAGAATAGTCCCCCAAGTTGTTGTTCGAGTTCAAGTTGAGTGAGGCGTACCTCTTCAGCAGTTGTACGTTCTGATTGACGAACATTAAGAATAAGGAATGCTTCAGCCAAGCGCCGCTCAAGCTGTTGCATCAATGTCATGGCAGTAGCAAAGTCAGCGGTCTTACCAACTTGGATAACACCGATGTCATCGGGTCTGCCTTGAACGATCGCACCGTTGCCTGCCTTCGCCAGCGTCTGCGCTTTAGTCGTGCTTGATGGTGATACCACGAAGACGACCTTAGCGGCTGCTGCAGAGCCTTCTACGAGTGCCTGAGAGAGTGCATCAAGAGACTTGAGATCACCCAGAAATTCTTCGACTCTACCTCGTCCGTAGTTCTCACCATCAACAGAGTTGAAACGGAGAACCAACCAAGGACTTGCATCTACTGGTGCTTTACTTTCAGAACCAGGAAGGACTTTTCCATAAACCTCTTGATGCCATAGCCAACGATTGTTATCAAGACGTACGTGAGTGTACACTTCTACATCGTTTTCATGTGAGAACCCTTCATCCATAACAGGAACAGGTTCTTCAACCACTTCTTTGGGAAGTAGGTTTTTGTTAATCAATTCTTTGGTGACGATCTCAATTACGTTACCATTGCCATCTCTATCGACAACATAACGATTAAGTGGGTAATGTTTCAACCCTTCCTTACCCATGTAGATTAGAGCATTGCCACCCACCACAAGATGTTTAAGAGCTTGGTGAACAACGACACGATCACTGGAAGCAGCAATCGAATCCATTACCATACGCTCAATCTTGGCAAAACTAAGATCAAGTTCGGAGCGAATCTCAGCTGGCAATTCAGTGCCTAGCTTATCATCACGAAGTTGAAGTTTAAAAAACGTAGTTTGAGGAGGAAGCAGTGACAGCATTAACTTAGCTGCAAGTGTCACGACTCCCTTAGCTCCTACGGATTGCCAAGGCTGTTTAAGTGATTGATGGGTAACTCTAAACTCATCACGTTGGATGAGATAAGGAATGGTGAGCTTTGAACACTCAACCGCTGTGTCTAGAAACTGAGAACGATAACTGGATAGATGATCGTATCTAGATTTAGCAGACATTTAATTAACCAATGTTAAGTCCACCACCAGCGTTACCGCCAAGGTTAAGTGGAATACGAAGAGCGGCAATACCTTTTGCCATACCAGTTGTAGTTGTACGTGCAGAACGTGCAGTACGAACACCCATACCATCAGTTGATGCAAGGGTACTACGCACCGGAGAATCAGGAGCTGGGACTGGCTGTGGTTTTAGAGCCTCAGCCATCGCCTTCAATCGCTCTTGTTCTGCCCGTTGCATTTCAGCAAACCGATTTGCTTCTGCAGTTGCGGCTCGCATTTCTTGTTGTTGTGCATGGTGTGCACGGCGTTGTGCGCCCATAATTACTTTTCCTCATCAAGTTTAGATTGAATCCATTCTACAACACTACGTTGTCCAGATCGGTACATAATGTTGTTTATGGATGTATCAGGAGTAGGATTTACGGGTGGAAAAACATCTTCTAGTTCTGCTAAAAGTTGTTCAATTGATAAACCTAAGTTAAGCATATTGTGGTAGGTTTTGATTAGCGTGCTCGAAAAACGCTGGCATTCTGGCACGCTTAGTTTCGACAAGTTCAGGTGCTCGTCCTTCATACATCAGACGATCACTGGAATCAAGCCAAAATTTTTTGTTCAGATATTTATTTGGATTAGATGCAGACAAGGGTTGCATCACCCAATTTATAGTGGCTTTACGGAGCCGATCCAAAGAAGGACTCCAATCGAGGTTAAGCTCACGACAAACCAGGCTATTTGTGGCAACGTGCACTTGTTCATCTCTAGAAATGTCAGCACTTACTGTTCGCAGTCCAGCATCACCATTGAAACGGAAAAAAGGAAGCAAGACGAAAAAGACCGCACGCTCGGCAACCAACGCTTTGAGGATCGTGTGATCAGGATGTGCAATCCATGCATCACGTAACCGCTTCGCTTCCTCTTCAGCTTCTTCATCCACGCCGATAGCGTTGGCGATGTAACCCAAAGCAAGGTCGTGGTTTTCTTCATCCTTAATGTTGGATAAAAGTAGGTTGCGCGATGTTTGTGGAACTTCATTTTTCAACGCATCATGGATGAAGTCTCCTACCGGAAGCTCCATATGTCGGATTGCCAAAGCACGGTAGATAGTTTCTTCCGCACCTTCAGCCAGTTTACCCGCAGTCGTTTGAACAGGGGTCCAAGTTCTTTTTCTTTCAAGTAGTT